GTCGGCGGTGCTTTCCTCCCCTTCACGCTGCGCGCCGTCGAGGGCGTTCATGATGCGGAGGATGCGGACGCCGGACATAGCGCCGCGCACCTTGAAAGTGGAGCCGTAGATGGTGAGGTCCATCGACGGGACACCCTGGGGGATGCCTGCGCCGAATACCTTGGCCTTGCGGACGTTGCTGGTGCTCATTTAGATAACCTCTCCGAGGAAATTGGTCAGGTACCGATTGGGTGACGTACCGGGGTGCCAAACTGAATGTCGGTATACGACAGCCCCTTTCGGGGCTCCGGGCCGACGATCCGGGAACCGCAACATTTTTGCGTTGCGGGGGAATATGGGATGGGCCTTGGTGCCCATGTGGTGGAAGTAGCCGTAGCCGATCTCATCGCCGCCAGGGTTAGCGCCGACGCGTGCCTCCAGGTCTCCGCCGTGGTCGAGGAAAAACGCACTGTCGATTGATGCGACCAGCGCGCCCGTGTCGAACCCACAGTTAGCCATTGCCAGCACTTCCAAAGTGCGGCAACGGCGTTGGAGGTCTCGCCCGACGGGGCCGGTGAGGGACTGAAACACTTCCCGATAACCGGCCTCGTCGAATGCGAACACGTAGTCACTCATGGCAAGCCAATCGTCAGAGTGCCTACGGTCACGTTCATCTCACCGGACGGGGCCGGGAAGTTGATGGTGCAAGAGACGTTGCCGAAGTTGTAGAGGTTCGACGACGACGTAAGGCGCTGCACTGCACCTCGGATGACTGCGGAGTCACCGGAGGGCATATCCATAGCCGCCGACAGGAGCGGGCCAGCGACGACACCGTCGCGGCTGCTCGCCAGCGTGGGAGCGCACCGAACCAGCTCCAGCGAGAACACAACAGACCACGCGGGCTGGCAGTCCTGTGCGCCGGGGAGCCCCATACCAGTTGCAGTGTCGACACGACCAGTCATCAGGCGGATAGCAACTACCGCCACCTGTTCGCAGTCGTGGACAGCCTGCCCGACGGTCACATACCGCTTAGCGGGGAGCGTGACAGAGAGGTCCAGGGCCTCCAGCTCCAACTCCGCAAGGATCCTCTCAGCGAGTGCCTTGATGCGGGATTCTTCGGGGGCCAGATCCAACGGAGTGGACATATTGGGTGTTACTCCTGCGCTACCGGAAAATCTACGGTCATGGACTCGTCTGGGTGTTCTTTCTCCGGTGACAGTACCAGTTCACCGGACATTTTACGGTTAGGACCCGGTACGCTCACGGACAACTAACAAATAGTGAAGGGTGCGGATTCTCATGGCTCAACTTGGCGATTACGTCTACGTGTATTGGGTGGTCGGTACGCAGTACGGCGACGCGGGCAAGGTGACTGGTGAGGAGTACACGACGCACCTCGCCGAGTTGATCGAGTCGGGATACGGGATCCTCACGTCCAAGCCGACGGGACCGGGCACTACGCCGCCTGTGAACCCCGACGGTTTGATGGTGTCGCGCAAGTTCGTGATGGATGCGTTTGCGGACTTCCAGACTGCCGTGGGTGCGACGTATGCGACTACGTCCAGCGTTCTCCAGGCGCAAGCGGGAGTAGCGGCTAACGCGTCGCGGACGATGAACAAATTGCATCGCGGTATCGACTCGGTATCTGCCCTCTACGTCGGTGACTCCACCGGCAACGAACCCATCGAACACATCTATCTGGAGGCTAAGGCTCTCGGACTCCAGTTCCCGCGCTACACAGTCAATTACCGGCTCTGGAACGACACCAGTCGTACTTACGACGCGGCTGTCGTAGTCCAGACGGGCACCGGCACCACGCCGCCAGTCCTCACCATCTGGAATTGCTCGGTATCCGGTTTCGCCACTTTCCATTTCATCGGCGACCGATTCACGCAAGCATTCGAGACGCTGCCGGAGCCGCCCGACCTGATACTGATCTCGCACTCCCACAACATGCTGGACGTGTCGACGGCGAACCTCCGGGCCGCTTTCCGCCCCAACATGCTCGCTCTCACAGAGGAACTCACCCAGATTTACCCGGACGCGGGCCTGATTCTGATGTCCCAGAATCCGACGTACGTGACCGGACGTGAGACGTGGCAGTCGATCAAAGCGACCGAACTCCAGGGGCTCGCAGCGCGACGCGGCTACGGATTCATCGACGTACACCAGGCACTCCAGGACACCGGACACCCGAGGGACTACGTGAAGTCGGACAACGTGCATCCGACCACCAGCGCCGACGCCCCCGCACAACCGAACGGATCCAAGTTGTGGGCCGACACCGTCATCGGTGCCCTCAACTACCAGGGTGCGCTCTCATCGCCGACGCAACGCACGTCCTACTTCGCGGACACCGCCCGCGCGCTCATCCCCAACAGCGAATTTGCTACCTGGACGGACGGGAGCCCCCCGGACGGCTGGACCCTCACCAACGTCACAGCCGAAAAAGACACCGTCAACTTCGAGACAGGCACGTACGGACTGAAACTCACCGCCGTCGCCACCGGCACGTCATACGCACAGTTCTCCGCCACACCGGCATCCCTCGGTATCCGAGGACTCCTCTCCGGGCGGTACATCACCGTCGGCATCCGCGTATTCGTGCCAGCGACAAACACATTGGCAGGTGTCGGCATGTCGGTCCGTGACCAGACGGGAGCCGCTGGACAGCGACGCGTCGACATCTCGTCGTCGACACGCGGACGATTCCACTGGCTCTACGCCGTGAAAAAGATCGAATCCCCCGGATCGCTACTGGTAGTTCAGCTTTCGCCGCAATGGTCCGGCACCTACGCCGCCACGAACACCATGACGGTTGATCGGATCCGCGCTGTAGAGGGCGACACCCCCCGGTTCGGCTAGTCGCGGACAGCGTGTAGGGTTCACCTTGCAAGTTCAATTCCAGAGAGTGGCTTACGGATTCACCGACAAGCGGACAGAGCGTTAGACGCGCGCATGGTTGACATGAGGGTAACGACCCGGACCACGGTAGTAACGAGAGACAGCCACACACCAGCCCCCGAGTAGCCCTCGGGGGTTCTCTGTTTTACCAGGCAAAACAAGGGACTTGCGCTAATGGTGGACAATGTGTAATGTGGTTTTTGCAAGGCCAGCCAGTCACCAACTACCCGAGGAGCCCACAATGATCGCTTGCGGAAACAACGCCCACACCACCTACGACTACACCCGTGAGCTGGCTCGCCACATTGCCGGGACCTACCACCACACCAACGCCGCCGAGGTTCGCGCCTGCTTCGCCGCCACCCGCGCCGGTAACGCCCCCGTCGATACCGTCGAGGACGAGATTCGGGCGGAGGAGGATCGGTGGACCTACGAAAGCGAGATGGCTGCCGAGCGCGCCGCTAACAACTACTGGGAGAACCGTGGTGAGGGCTTCGCCGTAGACGGCCTCTACCAGGACGAAGTAGATCGTGGCATCATCCCCTTTCATATCGCCATGGCGGACGCCGAGCGCGCTGCCGGTATCATCTGACACCCACCAACAAAAAAGCCCCCCACCAGTGCGGTGGGGGGCTTTCTCGTGGGCCTACTTGGTGTCTGCGTCAGCCTTGGCGTCTGCGTCTGCCTTGGGAGCGGCTGCCTTGGGGGCTGCTGCCTTCGCCGGGGCCTTCTTCGGCTCCGCCTTGGGGGCTTCCGACTTCTCGGAGTCCTTCGGGCGTACCGGCTCCGAGGTGAGGACTGCCGAAGCGTCCAGCACACCCTCCTCCACGGACTCGGTGACGCGGTCGCCGCCAGCAACATCCGGCGCGCCGAACGTGTTCTCGCCGTCGGCATTCACCAGCTGCGGGGTGGACTCGAATGCGTCGACGGTGGACTCGCCGTCGCCGCTGTAGTCGGGTGCTTCGACATCGTCGAGATGCGTGGTTGCCTTACTCATGTCGTTCTCCTCTTACGGGGTGGGAGCCTGGACCGTGTTGGTCCGGGACGGTGGTGGTGTCATGCGCCCAAACACGCGGGCCGGACGTTTCGCCTGTCCAGGGTTGAACTGCCGGAGAACGGCGTCGATCTCCGCAATTCCTGTCTTGCCCTCGTCGAGAAACTCTTGTGAGTCCAGCATTGTCATGGTGACGCCCTGCCGGGTGATGCTGGTGACTCGCTGCGGGAGTCGACAATCATTGCTGCCGTCGATGCCTAGCTGGAGTTCATCGGCCAGTACGCGGATAGCTTCGGCGACACCCTCGGGGGGCGGGGAGCCGTAGCTATAGCGGACGGACAGTCTGGCATCGGATCCGCAACCGGCACGGTAGACGGGGGCTGCCAGGCGGATGGTCCGCCCGCTCTCCACGGTGTAGCCGTCGAGTAGTTTGTCGCCGTGGAATATCTCGATTACCTCGGTGACAGGACGCCCTTGCAGAACAATCTTCCGTTGTCCTGGGTAGGGCTGGTGATGCTCGGTGGTGGTGACCTCGGGCCACACCCACCGACGCCCGAGGAGTTCATAGATGACACGGGTAGCCATTGCGGTCGTATCTACCGGAGTAGGGC